CTTTTAGTCTGCCAATAGCAGATGGAGAACCTGATAGTGATCGGTTAAGCAAGCCATTAGATACTGCCTCAACTAGATCGGCTTCTGATATTACTGAGCCTTGTACATAAACAGTAACATTGCCAGAAGCACCTGCTCTAGCAGATACATTGCTGCTGGTAATCATCTCTTGTACTACTGGACTGAATACGCCTGAGTCGTTACCGCCAGCCATTGACAATGGGACTTTTTTGTAATCGCCAGCCGCGATAAGCGATGCTAGTTCTTGTGCCTCTTTTAAAGTTGTGAGCCATCCTGAGAATGGGTTTTTTGCACTCGGCAAGCCTTGATAATACTTGACCAAAGACTCAGTAAGTCCTTGAGACCTTGCTACTTCTCCAGCCAATTTAGATGCTGCGGCTTCATTGCCAGTAAGTAGTGCTAGTTGCAGTTGTAGGCGTGTGCGTTCCTCATCGCTAATCTTACCCTTGAGTGCAGCAATGATCCCTGCGCCTTGAATGTCAAAAAGAGTGCCAGCCTTTTGAAGTGCTGTCTGCTCTTTGATTATTTTAGTCTGCTTAGTTACAACAACTAGATTTTTCTTGGCTAATGCTGCTGCTTCCTTTTGATATTTAGTAGCCGCCGCACCGCCGTATTGTCTGCGAGCGATTTGATCCTCAAGCCTAAACGCAGCAGTAACCTTTTGGTACTCAGCAAAGGCTTGCTTGGGAGATAGTCCATCGCCAAAGAAAGCGCCAAGGGCTGCGACAGTTCTGCCAATGCCAACAAATAGATCGCTTACAATTGTCGCAAGTTTAATGATGCCAGATAATGATCCTGCCAGCCCACTAGTACCACCAGCAGAACCTAGAGCCTCAACTAACCCTTTGCCAATGATCTCCTTAGCGTTGTCGCCTGCAACTGCTATCTTGTCTATTGAACCTGCATAGGAGTCAGCAGCAACTTGAGCCTGACCAGCAAACAATTTTGTAATCTTGGCTTGTATCTCCTCAAAGGTCATAGCCTTTAGTTCTGCCTGAGTTAGTCCTAAACCATATTTGGCAAGTCCGCGAGTCTGCCCTACATAAGCCTTGCTAAGATCGCTAGAAACACTAACAACATCTGCGCCACTTGCCGCGCTAAGGTCAAGTGCAGTTCTAAGAAGTCTCTGTGACTCCTCTACTGAGCCAGTAGTAGTCAATAGTCTTTGAAACGCAGGACGAAGTTTTTCATCGACCACGCCAGAAGTTGTTTCTAGTTCGCTGATGAATGCTCGTACTTGTGGGTCAGCGAATGCTAATCCTAAATTGTTTAATGATCGAGTAAGTAATTGTGCTGCTTTGTCATCCTGAGCAAAGGCTTTAGCAAAATTGACTAGGGCGCGAGTTGTAAAGGTTGCAGCCAAAGTAGCGCCTAAACGCTTGACACCCTTTTCCAACCCTGCTGTGGCTTTATCAGCTTTCTTAAATGCTTTAGCGCCAGTGAACTCGGACGCAATATCTATTCTTAGATCAGCCATTATTTAACCTTTGCAGTCTTGTTAAACTTATCAGCAGACTTAAAGATAGCCTGAAGCACAGCGCCTTTAGCCTTGCCCTGATCTTGTGCATAGGCTTTAAACATTGCGCGACCTTGCATCTTTTGACCTTGGCCAGATAGTGAGCCTTCTAATCTCGGTGTAAATCGTCCAGTAATACCAGACTTGCGACCTGCTGTTTCATAGATTGCACCAGCGGCAGTCTTGTTGAGTATAGATACCAAGGCTTTAAAGCCAGAACGATTAGTCTTGCTAGGAGTTGTCTTGTATCCAATGCCACGCTTTGCAATCGCAGAGTCAAAGGCTACGCGCTCCCACTTGCCTTTTTGATTACCGACAAGCCAGCCAGAAGGTACTTGGTCATTGGCAGGAATAAAGCCGCGAGCATTCTTGACAACTGGCTTTAAAAAATTGCCAATCTCTTTGGTCGTTTCCTTTGCTAGATCAGGAGTAAATTGCTTGAGAGCCTTGCGAAGGTTACTTGCGCCTTTGACGGTTGTTGGCATCGCTCTGCTCCTTTGCTCTATCCTTCAGGGCTTGAAGTAAAGTCCTGAACATTGTGTGATCTAGTTCAATTAAAGTTTGGGGCGAGAGTCCTGTCTCAAGCGATAGTCTCGCTACAAGATAGGTGAAGGACTCTCGCGTTACTCCAAAGGGTCATCGTCTAGTACCTCGACTCGCGTCAATGTCTCTAGAAAAGACTCTCCAAAGGGTTTCACGGTTTCACCCGAACGCCTAATTGCTTCCCAGCAGAGCCAATATACATCGGTCTGCTTTTCGTCATCCCTAAAGGCTTTGTGAAAGCCCTTCTTGGCAAACTGCTCGAAGGAGTACTCGATCGCTGGAGTGATCTGGTACTCGTTAACGCTTCCGTCTGCCCTTGTTACCTTTAGTTTTGCCATTGTTTGCCCCTTAGTTAGTTAATTATGAAGTGGTGATTACTACTGTACCTTGGACATTCCAAGTTACTGACTGAGTGCCAAGGTCTGAAACTGCACCGTTAATGTCGGTTGTTCCGTTCACTAAGCATGTCATAGTATAAAGAGGGTTTGTAGCTGAAGTAGCGGCTGAAGTCTGCTTCAAAGTTACTGCTACTGAAGTTCCCCATGCAGCCTGAAGTGTTGCGAGAACATTTGATGCTGCTGTGTCGTTTAGGAAGTCAATAGTTACAGATGATGCTTCTAAGCCTTTGACGAACTTATGTCCACTATCGCCCATTGCTGTTACTTCAAGTTCATCGAAATTACGGTTAAGCGTTACTGAAGTCACATGATCTGTGAGGGCAACCGAATTAACAGTAACCTGAACTCCATTATTTAGAAATACTGCCATTTTGGTTATTCCTCATCTTTCTTAGTTGCTTGTTTAGGTGCTGGTGTTGCAGGAGTCTGACCAATCTTGATCAGGAACTCTGCTTGTTCTTTTTCCCATTCATTCATGGTTAACTCCAACTCGTTAGGACTGAGACTTGCAGGGAGCAAGTCAAGAGATCGCCTGTTGCGGCAGACATAACGCTAGGCGCGCTTACATCTCCCACATTATAGACGATAGAGGATGCTGCTAGTTTGTTAAACACTCCAACTAGCATCTCCTCAATTCCATTTAGGTTGCCTTCATTGTCCAAAAGTGGCACAAAGATATTTATATTAAAGTTAGCAAGCGGAGCAATTGTATTACGACCATTATTGTTAGGCGTGACATAGGGGTCTGACGGTGATAAAACTAGGCTGTTAGCAATGGGTGTAGCTGGTGGAAAACTAAAGACAGACCATAATGTGTTATCTACTAAAGCCGCTGCAACCGTGGCGCGAAGTGTAGAGATCGCTGCTGTCATCGCTAGCCGATCTGCGCATAAGGCGATAGGTAAGGCGCGAGCAAGCCGCGGACTCTTGCCAAAAGTGAAGCTGACATTGTGAATGGGCTTGGAGCAAAGCCATCAACTGTCATGCCCTGACCGCTTGGCGCACTTCTGGCTTGCCAGATAGCCTCGCAGATTTGTAGTGATGCTTGCTTGACTGCATCGATTGTTGTGTAATCTGTCTGAGTTGTGCCAGAGACTATACCTAGAGGAACTACTGGATGATAGCCCTGCTCGGTTGGGCTGCCTGTTACTGCGTAAGTAATTGATTGAACATCAACTGCTGTGATTGTTTTTGTGCCATTAAAAGGCGTGCCATTTTTGGTTATGACTACGCTTTCGCCGACATAAAAAATATCGTTTACACGCTGATTAAAGTAAAGAGTTCCCTCTGTGGTTGTGTTGCTGTGTGCAACATTGTAAGTCTCGTTTGTAAATAGGAAGGGCAACATAACATCATCTGCTGCATCGCAGACTGATTGTAAAACCGCATCTGTATAAAGTGTGCCTACACCTAAAGCAGTTCTTAAAGTTGCGACTGTTGTTACGCTCATGTGATCCTTCCTAAAGACTGGCTGGGTAGAAGGGCACTACCCAGCCAGCGACTTAATGGGTTTCTATCAGGTCTTGTTGATGCCGAATGCGCCTGCACCAATTTTGGTTGCAATTGCACCGTAGCCGTACATTGCTACAAGAATTTCTCCTGAAGCAATTACATCAGCACGAAGTTGGTAAGTTGGTGACTCGTACCATGTGTATGAAGTTGGGTTAATAATCAACATTGAGTCATCTTTGTCTGTGTCATTTGCTGTTGGAACATTTGCAGACACATAGAGATCAAGACCAGCAACATTTCCACGAATACTGTCAACGGAAACTTGACCGCCCGCATTCTGAGGTTGTGCAGCCATGTAGATTGGTCGACCTGAGTCATTTAATGTCATGAGGTTTGCCCATTGGCTAGTGTTGGCCAAGATGTTGCGAGCAAAACCCTGTGTGTTTGTGTAAACAGAAGCAGCACCGCGAGAAACAAATCCAAGCAATTCTGATGCTGTTGGATATGTTGTTAGTGTTGTTGCGTCTGCTGTTGCACCTGAAGCAAGTGCTGTGTAAACAGCTTTGTCAGTTGCTGCTGCATACTGCGCTGCCATGTTGTTCATAAGTTCTGTAATGAACAAAGGAGATGACCTGTCGAACAATTCTACGGAAAATTGCTGTTGGCCAGCGTATTTTTTTACACTCACCGTAACGAAGGAACTGGCTTGGTCAGTATTTGATGGTGTTCCTGCTTCTGCTGTTTCTGCAACTGTTGGCAGAGTTGTGATCTTAGGGATTTCGAATGACATACCTGCATCTGGTAGAACGCCAGTTGAGATTGCATCGATTGCTGAACGAGTGTTGTTAGCAAGTCCGTTGATAACAGTTGTTAATTGACGAGTAGGAATAAGTCCTGCGTTGTCTGTTGTATCTGCTGCTGCGCGAACATACTCGCGAGCCTCATCTGATCCAAGTGATGCTTTGATTGTCATTTCCAATTGCTTTGGAGCAGAGAAATCAAAGCGTGGCTTTGAATAAGCCATTGCTGCAATAGTAGGGCGAGCAGCTTCTACGGCCGCAGCTTCTACTGGTGTTGCTTCGACTGGAGTGGTTTCTTCCACGACTGTCTCGCTTTCTGTTTTGGTTTCTTCAGCAGGGATAATTTCCTCTGCTGCGATCTCTAATACTTGAGCAGACTTAAAGGCTGGCTCTGTTACTAGAGAAACTTCTTTTAATTTAGCCGCTGACACAATTATGTGTCCATCGCGTGATGGCTTTGATGAGATTATCTCTGCACCGATCGAAAGCCCTGTAACTAATCCTTCTTGTGCCATAACTAGGGCATCGTTGCCGCTTGTTGAGCGGCTTAACTTAAAGGTTGCATAAATACCATCTTTGCGTGTCTCAGCATAAGTCATTCTACCGATAGGCTTTTTCATGTCGTGTTGTGATAGCAGTTTAATTTTGCTTACATCGCCAACTTCAATTGACCCAGCTTCAAATGTATAAGCGCCAAGGTTGGTGTTGCCAACTTCGCCAGTACCAAGAGGAACGATCATGCCAGATATTTCGCGGCGATCCTCGTTGCACTCAATAGATGTTGCTTCAATGTATAGGGTTTCCATTAGTTACCGTTTCCGTTAGGAGATAAGTGTTCCATTCCCATTGCCTGTTCAGTTGTAATTAGTCCAAGCGCCAGCATCTTTTCTAAAACAAGCAAGCGTTCCATTGGCTCAGTTCTCAAGAATGTATCGTCTAGATTAAACTTCACATAGTGTCCAGCAGTCGAGATGTCATCCATGCTTAGTCTTGCCTCAATCGCAGATGCGTAAGGTTGCAAGGTTAGCGCAACCATCTGCTTGCGCTCATCTTGGACATTAGCGTAAGTCATGGTTGTGTTTTGTGAAGCAGAAACATAATAAGGATCGACTGAGCAAAGTCTGGCGCATTCTGTGGCTAAGTTCTGAATTGCCTCGTTATACATCATATCTTTAGGAGAAAATGAAGTTGACTCGTAATTTAGGGTTGAAGTTAGATAAGCAGTTGCGTTATTTGTGCGACTGCGCTTCCAAGCAGCTAGTAACGCTGTAATTTCAGATGGCGGCAGGTCAGCGCCAGAGTTCTTAATTATGCCGCTGCTCATCGGAGTTGCAGCAGCTATGCAAGCTGCGCGCTGAACATCAAGTGCGGACTGAATAGTCCTAGCACCAATTCCTAGAATGCCCTCATCTTTTTGGAATGTAATAAGTGAGCCGAGTCCAGTCATCGGTACTGGCTTACCATCGATGTTGTATTGCGTTACAAAGTTTGTTGCTGGGTCAGTAATAAACCCAACCTTGGTATTGGCAACCCAGTTAGCGCGAGCCATGCGGCCATCCTCGGCATAAACTTCTGTAATCTGCCAGAAGGCTTGGCCGTACATGAGCAGGCTGTCTAGAGTAAAATAAAGAGTCTCAAATAATGGTTGATGTTTAGAAGGTTGCTCAACCCATCTAGGTGGATCGATCATTTCGCCTGTTGACTTCTTGTGATACATCAAAGGCACAGAAGCAAGAGTCCCTGCAATTAGATCGCGGCATCTTTTAATGGCTGGTACGCCAAGTGCTTGCTGTCGAGATACTAACGCAGGAAAATAATTGTTGTAGCCGTAGAAACTGTCGGCCATAATTTGTGGCGCTTCTTGCGCCTGTATAACTTTTGACTTGCGATCAAATATACCCATAGCGGTCAATTATACACTACATGTATGTCATTCTATGTATATTGCCGCTACCTGTTGTGGTTTCATTAACATTGACACGACCATAGCAAGTGCAATTGGCGCACTTATATCGCCAGCAGACTTTCGCTTAACAATACGCCAAGCCGAGTCGTTTACTTTAGCTGCGCAGTTATTCATCTGCTGGATTAGGTTTGCTTGACCATTGTGAACGACTGTGCGTGCCACAAGTCCGTTTAGCAAGTCTCCACAAGCCTGATAGAACTGTTGGCCAGAGATGTCTTGTGTTATGCAGCCAGCGTTAGACAACCTTTCAGCAATAGAGGCTGTCGCGTATTTGTCGTAGCAGATTTGACGCGGACGATACTGATCAGCCCATCCTTTAATATCTGCTGCAATCTTTAGGTCATCGACAGAAACTGCTGACTCCCAAGTCTGCAAGATGCCTACTCCAATCCGACCATCGGGGAGTAATTGTCCAGCAACTAGCGAAGCATTGCGCCTAGATGGCGATACATCAAAGCCAAAGACTGTGTAGCCGCCAACTGGTATTTGTAACTCGCTATCGCTAGTTTCCTCAAGAATGCCATGCGGCCAAGGTGAACTCAGGGAGTCAATCCATTGGCAAAGCAACTCTGTGCGCGTATTTTCTATCGGCGAAGTTGCTACTGACTCCTCTAGCGTTTCTTTAGTTACAAGATAACCTAAAGCAGGGTTAGCAAGCGCCCACGCCTTAGGATCGTCAATCTTGCAGTATTGGGGAGCTGAGTATTCGTAGAAACCAAACGACTTAGGTGGATTATCTAGTGCGCGTTCTCTTAGTTGATTAAGTACAACGCTAAAAGCATCGCCAGCGTTAGAAGTTAAAAATGTGTGAGCATTAGGTCTAGCGCGCGTTACTGGCATTGCTGCTCGGTAGCCATCCTCTGACCATTCGCGGATTTCATCAAGGAACAGGGCATCTGCTGATCGACCGCGCGATCCATCTCTAGTTGCAGCTACTACATCAAGTCTGCGACCGTCTTTCATCTCGATCGACTCTGTGCCATTCGCGTATCTGATCTGTTTAACCAGCGCCATTAGGTTTTTGTTGTTCTCAAAGACATTGGCTACTTGCCTAAAGGTATCTAACGCCATCGAGCGATTAGATGAAGCAATGATCACATTCTTGGACTCCCACTTGAGCAAGTGAGCCAAGATAAGCATTCTGGTCAGATGAGTCTTGCCATTCTGCCTAGCAACTAAGATTAGGTTGGTTTTACGAACCCAGTTTCCCTTAGCGTCAATTCTAAGCATGTCGCGGAGAACAAACTCCTGCCAAGGCAGCAAAGGTATCTCAATCATCTTGGCTAGTTCGATTACATCATCGACTTTAGACTTGCCCTTTAAATAAGGGCTGTGAAGCCTTGGTTCTGTTGCCCCTCGTAGCGTTTGTTTACGAGCTGCCATAATCAGGCTTGATCTGGGTCAGGTCGGGCGGTAAACGGACTGTCTTGGTGAACTTTGGACTGCATCGGAG